TGTATGCCACTCGTTCCTATCATGGCCGACTCCATACGCCCGTATTTGGCCGAAATGTCAGTTCATTCAACATAGAGCAACTCTTTAAGTTCTTCGCCTATAGACTCTGTTTCCCTAGTTCCATCAATCGCTATAACATTAGAACGCCACTTTGATGCTAGGTTATCGACTTTCGTCATCGTCCGACGAACCCATATTGGATTGAATTGTGAACCACGCCGCTGCATACGCCGCAGCGCAATCAGTTCTCCTACCTTCATATGAACTATAGTCAGCTTTCTACCCTGCTTCTGAACTGCTGCAAAGAAAGCGTTATTAGCCAACCTATCACCCTCTCCTATGAGGATGGGTGTGGTACAGGCTGGCAACCATTCAATCACTTTAGGGAGTACGTTAAACGCCAACCCGTCGGTTCCCCCATACACCTCTCGGTCATACCCTAGCTGTGTTATAGCATTTCCATACACCATGTGCTTGAACGGCTGCACAACCAATTGAGGTTCTAGGGTATTTAAGGCAGAGCGAACCGCTGTGGTTTTGCCGCTTGCTGGATAGCCGATTATATATACTGCTCTATTCATGCTGTTATGTAACTTGCTGCATAGTCATTCTCAAAGCATTCCCAATCTCGCTCCATCATTATTACCTGACCGCTGAGTCGGTAGTGGTTTTGTTTAAGCGGCTTGCACCCAACATCTAAATGATTGTTCTCCAGCCGTAGATTTGGAGGCAAGGTTTCCCTTCTGGCATCCCAGAAAATATCTAATCTGGGGCGTAACCACTGTGACTGAGCCTTAATGATTCTGTCATGCAGCATATCATTATAGACATTAGGGTAGCGTCTGTTCTTTCGATGCCATGATTTATATGTACAGAGGGCACTCTCTAGCGTGAAGTAACTTACATCGTATGCCCATTCCTTGCCCTTGGCTCGCTCTCGTGATTCCTCTAGTAGGTCTGCACCGACCTCTGCTAAACTATCTATCGTTTCGGTGGAATATTTGCCATCGAAAACAGGGTTAGAGGAGTGCCAATCAAGGTCGTCTCGACCTATCACTTTACACAGCCCGTTTCTATGGCTCTTTGAACCCTGCATATCTTCTAAGAATAAGTGGGTGCAGTCTAAATCAACGCCCATTATGCGGAGATATTCAAGGTAGCTAAACGTAGACAACCTCCCAAATGACAAGAATTGGTTCCGCACAACCTCCCATGTATCTTCAAAGCCACCGCAATTCTGGAAGAATTCTACCTGTTTGTGCCCTGCAATAACCTGCTGATAATTGCGAACAGAGTCTATAAAGAGCGATTTATGGTGCCGCCTATCGGTATCCCATTGCAGGCTTCTGAAGTATTCATTAAACCAATCTGACAGCTTCTGTATATCTAGGTTATGGAAGGAAGGGAACCTGCTGAAGATAATATAAGAGGTGACAGGGTTCTGGGTGTTGCCGTTAATGTAAGCGAACCAAAGTTTCTCCTCCTCGCCCCAGCCTTCTTCCTTCGCCAGATATGGCATTAGATAATAGACCCCTCCGGGATGGCTGCGGTATTTCAGATGGAATTCGTAGAACCGCAGGAATACTTCTCGCCTGTATTCAGGCAACCTAAAGTCCATTCCTTTTTCTAGTTTGTTGATTACCATGCGACCATCATTTCTTCGGCCTCTTGTTTGTGTATAGGGTGAATCGTTGGTGTTGATAATGTGCTCGCTGGCATATACAAGAACGATGCCCCTCTGTGAATGTACACGCTATCTACTGCATAGCCGTAGTCTTGCAGCATCTTCTCAGAATACGCCATGACATAATCCTTGGTAGATGATAAAACATCCTTGTTCAATGGCTTGGCGAATGTGGTTTTATGCAGGTGCCTAGACCAGAAGCTGGTGTCATTCATGCAAACGGCTTTCGGCTTCAAGCCGAATATGTGGTCTATTTGCAACTGCCATTCTGGAATATGCGTTGGGTTAAAGAGGGCGAAATCACAATACATCAGGTCAGCATAAGGTGCTGTCAGCATGGTGTCTTTAGCGTCGCCCTGCTGGAGGACAATGTTGCTGGAGAAGCGTTGTTGCTGAAGATGAGTTACGCACCCTGCATCCAGTTCGTAGACATAATGTTCTTTCGGGCGAAATAACCTTTGGGCAATTCCAGTTCCCATACCTGCACCACCAAAGAATTCCTGAATGGTTTCTATATTTGCCAAGGCTTTCAACCGCTTCAACATATTGAATTGCCTTGCTGCATGAGCTTGAACATAAGCAAAATTACCCTTCTTGAATACCCAGTGCAGGTATGATGCCTGATTTGAAACGTCCGTCTCGTCTGTAAAGTCCAGCATCACCGACCCAGCGATAAGAGCCTTCATTAAATTTTGCCCCTAACAGTGAACTCATATTCCAGTTCCTCTTGGCTGCGGTTATCCTGCTTGTCTTTCTTGGTCAACGGTTTGGCTCTGAGGTAGTTTTCCTTCTCGGCTTCGGCGTTCATGGTGCCGCAAAACATCATGTCGGTTCGGTAGTACAGCACCAATGATATTCTTTCGGCATCGTCGCTGTGCTTAATGATGTTAGTGTTGCCATGCCACTGATGGGCATCCATTAAGATGAGGTCGCCTTGCCCCATGTTTACAGCCACTCGGTACTCTGGGAACACAAGATAGCCGCCAGTATAGCCGCCTTTCCGCAACGACATCAGGCAAGAAAAGCCTTCTTCATAGTCGCCTTTATCTGTATGCACCCCAGTCGGATAGTTATTGTTCACGGTCATGGTGCTGAATGGGGTGTTGCCTATACGCCAGTCGGCTTCCGTGTTATGAACTCGCTCCATTTGCTTCTGGTATCGGTGCGGAACGTACTCTTTGAAGCGGCTTCCAATGGCTTCAAACAATGGATATAATGCCTTGAAGGGCTCGGTGTTTCGCCCTGTCCATGCTGTGGTGCGACAGAATGGATGCCTTCCACCGCCCATTGGTTCGATATTGCCTATGATTGTGGATTTAACTTCCCTATATCGACTTTGATTTCTATCCTTCGTGGGCTGCGAACCAGACGCATAACCCCTCGAATCAGTGCTGGTTTGGATTGGGTGGAGAATTGGATACGCCATGTCGCAGAGTTCTTCGGGGATAGCCTTGGGTAGATAAACGCACAACGGCTCTCCATTGGGCAACAAGATTCTGGTGGCTCCTTTCATGACTAGGTTGTAGTCATCGTCCTGCAAGATGCGCCCTATCTTGGCATCAAGCTCATTAGCTGTAATCTTGGAACGGGCTCTATATTCCATTAAGTTTTGCATTGCTATTCTCCAGCCATATCTCGGATAGCTTTCTGCAATATAGCAGCAACCGTGTCGAGTTCCCACCTATCGCCCAGCTTGAATATGTTTTCCATTAGAGTATCGTAATCGCCCTGCGGCAAATGCACTAAAAACGCTTTATATATTTGCCCTGTGGCATCTGTGGGGACGGCCCTCATGGTGGTTTCGTTGGGAAGGTAGTATGCCTCTGTGATGTTCTCTACCTCCATAACAGCCGATGCGCTGTACTTCTCGTTGATATCTTGAAGCAACGTGTTGATTTCATCGCCCTCAGTGTTTATGCTGTCCAATAACTGACGAAGAATAACCCCTTCTTCACTGGCCATAGCCGTCAAAGGATCATAGGTGGCCAGAAGAATATCAGCTTCTTGCTCGTTCACATCCAATATCAAGACAGGAACTTCCTCGTTCGGTGTCATTTCCTGCCGTAGGTGTCCATCAATCAAAATAAGCTGCCCATTATTTTCATAGGCTATTAAAGCCCCTGCATAGCCAACGCTTTCCAGCACGGCTTTCATGCCATCATATTGCCACTTTGGATGTCTTCGCCAATTTTTAACATTAGGTGAAAGCTCTGATGCCTTCACTTGTCGCAGTTCCTTGATACGATTCCTTATCTGCATAGATACCCCCTATATCGGAACCCAAAATTTGCAAAAAATTCTGGAGAGCGTTGTGTTGGATGTTGTCTATTTCTCATGTATCGTAGCGACCCCCTCCAACCCTTCGGCCTGTCTGTATTCTAAACCTACATCCTGCTCCAACCCCAAACCCCTCCAAATCCCCCACGAGAATCCACAGGGAGCAATGCCTCTCCTCTTCCTAGTGGTAAACTACTCCGCTCACCCTGCTGCCGCTGTCTGTGGGTATTCTGCCACTGGGAGAGGGGAAGTGTTGTTGTGTTCAAGACGCTACCCCAGCGAACCTCTCCTGTCCCAGTCTATCTAGTCTGTCCATTAGCATCTGGGCTTCTGGTGCATCCCTGTGGTATTCACGATAGATATCAAGGAAGTCCCTTATAGCTTGGTTCCATGACATGATATCTATTCTAACCCTAGCCTCTATCTGCTTGGGTGCATCCAAGCCTAGCAGGGATGCTCTACGTTCCTGTATGCGTAAGGCTGTCCCAATAGCTTGTTGATCTCCTGCCACGGCAGCAGCCCAGATAGAAAGCTGCATCTGGTCTAGGCGGTTCAACTCCAGATGCCTGACCGCCTCGATACTCTCGCCCATATCCTGTGCTGTTTGTTCTAACTCACGCATAATAGTTTTATAAGCAGAGGCAGGGCTAGCATATCCTAGCTGGGTAGCTATAGCCTCGATGGTGGCCCCAGCCATCCTGAGCTTGATTGCCTGCTGTCCTTTCAGTCGCACGGCAATGCTGCGAGGCTTCGAGGCTCTGGTCTTCCGACCCTGTGGCACAATTTTCTTGCTCATTGATCTTTCCTATACCATAGCTTGAGTTTCAGTGACGGCATCATCCACCCACTGGTAGGCATGCCATTGATTATCATGCAGCACATAGCAAAGCAGGATAGCATGATTGCACAGGGTGGACAATTCTTTGACTGAATGCACGAACATATTCACAGCAGGTTTAATAGTCTTAGGGCTTGATCTGCTCTTGACCTCTATCATTAAAACGCTATCAGCGTTCCAAGCGATGATATCGGGGAAAGCAGACAGATGGGTTCTCCTCACCTCATATCCTTGAGCGGTCAATTGATTGGCCAATAATATCTCTGCTTTTGCGCCCTTCCCTCTTGCAGCCTTGTTAACCGATTTACGTTTAAGGTTAAGCATTTACATTAGCCTTTATATCTCTCTATTATATATATCTGTTGTGTTGTTGTTGTGGGGGTCTTTAAGAGACCCCACATACAACAACATATTACAACAAGGTATTTAGCTATGATGTTGTGATTGTTGTGTTGTGTTGTAGTTTTTGTTGTGATTTATCCGCATTGATTACCCCTTCCTCCCTGCTTAACCCGAAACACCTGAAACACCCGAAACACTCAGGCACGGCTCATGCCTACGACCTAGCCGAAACATTTACCGAGCTAACCGAAACAATACTGTAACTGAAACATTTTCACCCCACCCATGTTATAACCTGTCATACCTGTCACACCTGTCACATTGCCCTCAGTCCCCAACCCAAAAATCACGCAACTTCGAGAACACCAAACTGGAAAGTCGCAGTTTCTTAAGAGCTTTGTATTCAATCTGACGAATTCTTTCCCGGGTAACCCCTATAGAAGAAGCGCATTCATCGTATGTTTTATATCCTTCCCCATCAAAGCCAAAGCGTATCTTCAAAACTAATTTCTCTCTTTCTGTTAACCCTTCCATCATTTCTTGCAGGGTGTCACGTAGCGACCCCTCGATCGCAAGCTGTTCGGGGTTTACTTCTGGAGAAAGCATATTCATAACCATTGCTTCCTCTTTCCCAAATGACACAGGTTCTGGCTGACTTTCAATCCTTAATCCCTGAATCTCCTCTGGGAATAGAATCTCATCTGGTACGCCCAACGCTACCGAGACTTCCAGCTTCTTGTTTTCCTTGGGATACCGCTGGAACCGCAACCATGAAAATAAAGTTTGCATGGAAACTCCACAAGCTTTTGCCGTCTGTGGCCGTGTCCAGCCCTTCGCCCTAATAGCACGATCTAAAGACCAATTGAAGATTCTGGTCTTTATCCCAATACGAAACTCGGTGGGCTTCCCCTCTTTTACATTAATCCCTTTAAGGCCTCTTTTAAGGCTCATATACTACCGTCCTTTTCTTAGACACAAAAAAACAGAGAGGGAATCGTTTAAGTAGTAGACAATGATCTATGCATCTTTCTACCTGAACGCACCTCTCTGTTCATTCTGGGGCGTTATTCAATGGGAGTTGGAGGATTTGCACTCTAATCATACGATAAGGATTTACAGGGATACGACTTGTGTGATGGTTTATTCAATTTTCGGCCAGTGTTAGCACATTTGCACTGGGGGGCAGTCGACCTCTACTCCAACTCCCGAGGTCGCTTTATTCATAACAGATCAGGATTTATTAAGCAACTCAAAGTTATTAATCGGTATGAAGACAACAGGCTCCATGTCCTGCGAATCACCCCTGTCTCCACGTCCACCAAAACCAATCTCAAAGTCCTTCATGTTGTTCAGTGCTATAAATCCACTAACATCATTCCACCTAACAGCTAACAGGGAAGGAACATTAGCAAAAGCCGAATACTCCCGTGCCGCAAGCACCTTTGCCATCGAAACCATATATGTGGCAAAGTCCCCCTTAGCATAATTCCTAACCTTCATCTCCAAAAATGCCTTTACAATACCATTCCTCATTAGGGCAAAATCCAGCTTGTAGTGCATGGGCAACTTTCTTGCCTGACATCGCCAAGCTGTACATATCCCCTCGATGAAAACACCCTCTTGCTCCCTGTCGTCCTCTGTCTCATACAGAGGACGCACTCCGGCTCTCATGATAAAGCCACCCCTTGGCATTTCAGCCTCCTTTTTATAAAATAGTCCGTGATTTATATGCCGGTATCATTTCATCAGATAGCTGGTAAGTGTTCTCTTGGGCTTCAGGGGCTTTGTATCCTTTAAGGCAAAGCCAGTCCCCGTCAATGTGCATATATTCGGCGAGTTTCTTATAATTGCCTGTATTGTTTTTCAACGCCCAGAGATACGACCTGAGAGTGCTTTGCTGGGGTTTGTCCAACCCCAGTTCCTTGACAAGGTTTCCTCCTGCCATCGGGAAAGAGGTGTCAGGAACAGGGTCTTCAATCAACATTCGCCCCTCTGGTGTTTCAGTTAACATCCCCTTGAGGCGTTCGTACAACGGGAGTCGATCTCGTAGCGCAGGCATCTTGGACGCATCCTCTGGATACATCAGTACCGCATCAGGATTATAGGGATCACCTTGGAATTCCAGCACGAATCCCAAAGTCCCACGGGCTGGGCCGTCATTCTCCTTTTCCTGTTCCAGAGTCATGGATAACCTTCCCTGCCCTTCTGCCTGTGCGCTCCTTAACCGCCACATATTCCGAGCATTCGCCTTGATAAAGGTCGAACCAAAGTAGTCATCCCCTCGGTTTGTGTGGTGAATGATGAGACATGCCCGATCTAATGACCGTATTGCCTCAAACATGTCATTTACCCCATCTTCGTCGGTAATGCTCCCCCCACATGCCCGTGCAAGAGAGTCAATAATAACAAAGTCAATATTCTCTTCCAGAATCAAGGTTTGAAGGCTCTCAACCATCTGGGCTATAGGCACTGTCGCTGTTTTATATAAAAAGGGATCGCCTGAGACTTGCAACCCAGCGTCAACCCGTCTCAGCCTCTTATTCATCTTGACCATCGTGGTTTCATAATCAACCATGAGGACATTTCCTTGGATCGTCCCCAGCCCACAGAACGGCACTCCGTGTTGTATCGCCTGTCCAGCCATGATTGCACAATAGCTCTTTCCACTGCCTGATTGACCATAGATCATGTTCACAGTCTCAGCCAGAAAGCCCATGATCCGCATGTCATCTTCATCGCCTAATGTGACGTCTTTATACAAATTCACGGCTGGTGATCCTGCGTAATATTTGGATAGAATCGACTCCAGCGCATGATTGATAGTGGTTTTCCAATCATTCGTGACAATCGGAGAATTGATACCAAAAACCCCCTGCATGCCGGCATCCCCGTTGCGTGGTTCGCCTCTCACGATCAACTCAATCTCCTTAGCAATTCTTTTTCGGGCAGCATCGGTAGTGATCGGAGTCCTAGCCTGAAACAATTTAAGCCGATCGCCGTCTGGTGTGGTTGCCGCTACCGTCAAATGAGCAGCGGCCTCATAGTGCTTGCTGTACATCTGTTTGATAACAATCTGCACTCCGATGCTTTCATCCTCGAATGTGTATTTTCCAAACTCCTGAGTGATGGTACTCATAAGCCCCTCCTTTCAATCGGGGGCAATACTGGCGTCGAGTTCTGAGGCAGACTCGCAGGGTATTCAGGCCGCCTCTTGGGCC